CATTCGTCAGTTTCATCACTCCTATATACTTTTAAATACCCATTAGTCCAATCAAACGGTATTGTCTTTGTAGTATCTCCCCCACCTGCTGTCATTGTAAAAGTAGTTGTATAATAATTACAATAATATGTTCCAATGTCTTCCCAAGTTACCGTTCCAGCTCCATCTGTTTTTAAAACTTGTCCATCAGACCCATCAGAGCTTGGTAAAGTATAATTCCCACCAATTTCTAATGTCCCAGCAACCTCAACATTCCCACTTTGATCAACATCAAATAAATGTGTCCACGATGAATTTTGAACGCTAAAAATATCTGTAGATTGTCCAGAATATCCCGCAATTATTACGCTATGAGTTGCATCTTTAGTATAAATATAAAAATGAGCACTACTAATAGCTCTAATGCTTGTTGTATATATATCGTCTAAATATGCAATTCCATCTATATGAATATTTCGCCATTCATAAGTAGATGATCCCAAATCATATGTATTATCAGTACTAGGTAAAATATGCCCTGCAATTGAACTTATCGCTCCTCCTATAGTTACATCTCCTTTAATATAACAATTACCCGTATTCCCTATTGAGAAAAAATCTGTCCAATCTTGATCATTAACCTCAAATATATTTGCTGTTTGTGTTGTCCCCGTTAAGGGCATTACGTGAAAAGTAGCATCTCCAGTATTTCTCACATAAAAAACAGGATGCTGATTAGTGCCCTGTATGCTTACATCTAAACTAATTCTATCAACATATAAATATCCGTCAATATGAGCATTTCTCCACTCATAAACGCTTGACCCCAAATCATAAGTATTATCAGTTGCTGGATATATACTTCCAGATGAAGTAATAGTACTTCCAACGGTTAAAGATTTACCAGTGGCTATAGTGACATCTCCGTTTAATGAAATATCTCCAGTGCCAGTAGAGATTGTTCCTGACCCAGATTGCGAAAGATTTCCAGAAAAAGTTATTGCCCCTTGAACTCTTAAGTTGCTATTTAAATCAAATCTAGTATTGTCATTATCCCATGTTAAACGCTTATCATAAGTTGTGCCAAATTTAAGATAAGGGGTAGTAGAAGAATTATTTAAGCCAATAGTAAATATAGATGCAGTTGTTGAGCTAGTAGTTATATTTCCACTATCATCTATAGACACGGCGAGTCGCGTTTTTAGATCTGTTAAGGTGCCTTCAGGATTAGTTCCTAAAGTTGCCTCTATAGCTGCAATAGCATCCTGAAGTTCATTAACATCTTGTGCGTTAACATCATCTATAAGATCTGTTCTATAAGTATAGCTATCTAACGCATCAGGGTATTGAGAATATCCCATTATTTTTTTACCTCCTTACCATTCTTTGATTTTCATTAATTATCCAATCATCAAAATCTTTTATATCTTTCATTTCTAATTTAGGTTCTATTACAACATATTCATCCTCTGAGGGTAAAACATATCTTTTAGATATTGCAAATATTTGATTACTTATTTTTTTTACTCTTATGTATATCATTTTTTCTCCTTAATCCATAAGAACAACTCTAGCATATCTACTAGTATCTGATGTGTTATTTATCACTGACACATCTCCTGAATCTGTTGTATATCTTGCGGTATAATCAAAAGTCCTCTCAGACATATAATGAGTTCCCCCATTATCTCTAATACTAAGATTTAAGCTTGGAGATAAATTAGGCATGGTAGTTCCAATAGTGGATCCCGAAGTTGCCCAAGTTACGGCTACCCATCCACTATCCCAAACAAACATTTTTTGCACATCTCTTAAGGTATCTACCACTTCAGATTTTAAATGCCTAAAGGCATTGTTATTTATATTACTTGTATATATATTAGTTGTTGTTCCAGAATAAATTGCAACTGTAAATAAAGGAATAGTTCCCGATGTAGCAAATGGAACAGATTGAGGAGTTCCAGTTGTAGTTGTTCCAGAAACTACAGAGAAAGTATAATAATCATCTTTATCAACAACCACACTAGATGCAATTGCTTGTCCATAGGTTGATGATGTAGTATCTGTATCTATAAATAATCTACTCTGGGTAGCCCCGTCTTGATAAGAATGCGCCACACAAACTAAATCCAACCTATTGGTTGAAGTCCCCGCTACTTGTCCATCAGTACCATCCCATGTTAATGTTTGAGAAGAGCTTATATCAACTTCTTTACCTGTGTCTCCATGAAATGCTCTTCCTGACGCTACGGTTATTGAATCAGTTCCTGTACCGGTTGCAGTTAGCCCCGTTACGATAGTATCTTCATCATATAAGGTATGAAAAACAACTTGATTAATACCTGTTTCAGCATCAGTAATGTCTTGATTCATATCATCGGCAGTAATTTTTTGCCGAGCAGTATATACTTGCTTATCGATGGTAATCAATCCTCCCTTAAAAAATTATTTTAAAATTAATAATCTCCAGCTCCATATTTAACTCCAGATCCATAAGTAAAAGAACTATATTTTTCGCCACTTAAAATTCTAGCATAGCATAAAGTTCCAGCTGGCTTAGTATTATTTATCGTATCTGCAATCTGTTCAAGTATAGCTCCTTCCGTTGAATAGGGTCTAATCCAAATTTCAAAAGTATATGGATCATCCCCGTAATCATATCCGGCAGAAATTCTATTTTCACTCCAGCCTAAAAATGAATTATCTAAATAAAACATCCAATCCCCTGGAGCTCCCATCCATTCACAAATAGTAACTGAACTTCCGACAGCCCTAAAAGGATCTATTGCTTCTTGAATTGCTGCTCTAGTGTTTCGCGCTGCTGAATAAATATTTTCTATTCTATCCCTAAGTTCTTCATCGGTTTCATTATCTTCTCTAATTAATCCATAAGTTGATGCATGCAAATCTAAAATACTATTTTCAGCATTTGATATTGGAATTTGTCTTCTAGTCTCTAAAACATTATCAACTAATCTATTAGTTTCATTAATAAAAGTGTTCAATATCATTCCTAAATTAGAATCATCTTCCGCATTATAAATAGGAGAAAATCTATTTTTAGGAGTAAATATTACAAAATCTGAAGAGCATGAATCAGATTTAGCATTCCCAACATTATCTTCAACAGATATTTTAATTCTCCAATTCTCACTATCTAATGTATCAGGAATACTCCAAGAATATTTACCATAAGTAGTGTAATCAATTAATACTCCCATTTTTGTAGATGGAAGTGGAGCTGCTAAAACTATTTCTCTCCCCTCAAAAGAACTACTTCCTGAAGCTGCAGGATTTGTGTAATAATTAGTGCCTGAATGATTAGCATCTGACGCGGACCAAATTCCATCTACTTCTTTAATATCATAATTAGTATAAATACGATATGCCGTTGTTGAAGTTTGAGATTCGTCTTCTATATCATTTGTATTATCTTCTCCACTTGCTAATTCTGTCCAATCCTCCCCACTATTCATGCTATAATAAAGAGTAGCTCCATCACTTGAAAGCTTTGAATCATCATCATAGGCCTTCCAAGTAATTTCTTCTGTTGTATCCCCGTGCCATACTTCTTTTCCTACAGGGCTTGTTATTTTTAAATAATCAACTTTATTATCTTGGGTAGAATATACATATCTAGTCCCGGATGTTTCAACCCTAGCAGTGTCTCTTGCCCTTACACGGTAAAAATATTTAGTGCTATGCTCTAATCCAGAAATAGTATCAAAATATCTTGGAGTCCATCCACTTCTAGTATAGCTAACTAAAACAGTCTCAGTGCTAGATGGTAAAGCGGTTGCTAGACGAATTTCATTTATAACAAATCCACTTCCAGAAGTATAATAATTAGTTCCCGTGTGTTCCGTATCTGATGTTAACCAAACTCCCTGTACAGATTTTGGGCTATGCTTTGTATACACATGAATTAAATTAACATCACTTCCCGAAACCATAGCATTTTCATCAACTATACTTACATCTTCATTGGTAATTAAATCGTCAGAATAAAAAACGGAGGATTCACATGCCTCTAATTTAAATTCATAAGAAAAAGGAGGACCCCCAGAAGAAGTTCCACTTGTCCAATATACATCATTAGATGTCCCCTTAGTATATTGTGGTTCAGTTGTTAATGTAGGAAACCAATTTATACCCATATTAAAAAATCAAATATTCCTTATCAAGAAGATAATTTATTTATTGTTATTGATCCCAGTCTAGCAACTCTTGTTGTTGACACAGAAGTGTCATAATAAGGTTTTAACCCCAAACAACTACTTCCATGATAATAATCTACAATTACTTGTGCATCCTGTGTATTTAAAGTATGCCCTAAAGTTATTACTGCATTAGAATAACTTCCATTTATATAATAATTAGTACTAGCTTTATCTGTATCAGATGCCGCATATACCCCTTTAACATCAGTTACATTATTATCAACTGTAACATATTGTTTATAATAATCAACTGTAACAGCTGTGTTTGTGTGAGATCCTATTCCACTTTCTTCATATGTTACATACACTTGAGTTCCTGCAGAATTAAGAGGGGTGCCTAAAACAATTGTAGTCCCATTTGCACTTCCGCTAGGTAAATAATAATTTAATCCTGTTTTATTTGTATTTGTATACACTCCAATTACATCATTTATAGTATAATCAGTTGTAATTTGTACAGTGCTATCTGATAGGTGTGATTCATTTTCAATTGGAACTGCATCAGTTGTAATAGTTTTTTCATTATTATGACTAGAGTAATAATTTGTTGCTCTGCTTGTATCACTAGAAAGATAAACCCCAACTACATTATATACGGCATTATCTACATCAACATGGGTTTTATCTGTCATTAAAGATGATTCACTTTGTATTCTTGTTATTTCACAAGTAGCGCTTTCATCTTCTTCTAACGTGCCTGTGCTTGTATCTATTTTTTCAACTCCATCAACTTCCGCAATAACGTCAATTATTTCTGATCGATATACATCATCTCCAGAAATTTTATTATTTAAAAAATTCCTTACCGCATCTTGAATATCTAATGATACTTCAGAAAAAGAATACCCAGTAGAAGGATAAAAATAACACGAAATATCTATATAATGTGGAATTGCCGCAACTGCTTCAGCAATAACCCCAATTGGCTTATATAAATCTATTTGAGTTTGAACTTCTTGTAATAATGCCGCATTAGCAGTGCCTGAGCTATCCCCTATCCTAACAGTGATATATCCCGCTGTTGGATCATTTTCAGAAACATTTGCTGTAACAACTCCAGAAACATCTTTAGCTGCCGCTTCTACAGCATCTTTTGTGCCTCTTGCTAAAGAATTTAAATAATCTGGAATTCTATCCCGCAATTCTTCATCAGTTTCTTCATCATTCCCCCCAGTAAATGAAGAAGGATTTGTGGCATATTCTATTCCTGTTGGAGAAGAAGCCATTATTGTAACGGCTCCTTCTTCTACATTCCCTAAAATTCCCGCTGTTCTACATTTGGCAGGAATTCTCACTGTTAAACTTCCTGCAGTTAAAACTGAAGCAGCCGTTGTTTCAAAATCTATCGAAGCAGTTGTTGATGTAGCCGCTGTGGATACTACTGTTCCAATGGGAATAGTAAAGCTTGAACTTGAAACAGTAGTTCTCCCAAAAGTAATATATCCCGTAGAATAAGTAGCTTCATTTCTAGTTATGCCAAAATCTGAAGCCTTATTATCTAAATCACTTCCTTCTGCTGTTGTTACATAATTTGCTTCATAAACTTCATAATTTTCATTATAAACATTTTCTAATTCAGCAGCAATAGCATCTAAAATAGTTGTTAAAACTGATCCAGGGTTATAATCAGTTAATTGATTACTAGATAATGTTTGAAGATAGCTCTTCATATTATCAAAAATCGTCTGCCTAGTTCTCTTTACAACTGCCATTTTTAGCTCCTTTGTATTTTTTGTTCAAAATATTTCTCATAGTTTTAAATCTTCTGTTCATTCATATAACGATTATAAGTCACATACACGGTTGTAAATTCATTTGGTAAAGATTTACTTAAGGTTATTTTTCTTCCACTAAATGATCCACTTGGCTCATAATAATTAGTGCCAGAAACAATTTGCCCCAATGTTGATAATGATTTATGAGACCCCGAAGAAGTATATACCCCAACAATGGAATGTATATCATAATCTACCTCTACTAATTTTTTAGTTGTAGAAGTAGCAGATTCATCAACCACTTGCTGTATGGATCCTGTAGAATACCAAGGATATATCAAGTTTAATGTGATAGGGCTTTGACTATTAATTGGGGTAATATTAATAGTTACATTTAGTGTATCAGGATTACTAGAATTTTGTACAATTACAACATCATTTATTGATGCAACCCTTGCCTCTTTAGATAACTCCTCTATAATCGCTAACTTTAACATTTCTTGTTTTTCAACTGTATTTTTCCTTCCAATATAATAGTTTGCATCTACCCCAAAATTTTGATCAGATATTAAATATCCTTTTTCACTCGTTAATCTAATTCTTATAGCTTGACATAAATTATCTAATCCAGTAACTAAATCTAAATCTCCCTCTGAAGATACTTTTAAATCTGAATTATACAATCTAACATCAGAACCCCATATTGTAGTATCTATCGGTTTTGGCATTTTTTATTTTCACCTATTAAATGGTAAAAGATCACTTAAAGTTCCTTGAAGAGAACTAATAACTTGATCTGTTGTTGTTATATTTTGCATTATTCCCAGAGGAACTTCATATAATACTTCCATGTTAATATTAAATTCTAATAAATTTTGTCTCTCTACAGAGGCTGTTGTATTAAAATCTTTTATAGATACATTGTAATATTGCTTCCTCATAAAATCATTAAATTTTAATTCATCTCCATATCTTGATTTACTAGGAATATTATTATAAAGAAATATTTGTTCAATTATTTGTAAAAAAGTCATATTTTGTTTTTTTCCATTTACATTAGTTTCATCCCAATAAGCAACATAAATATCTCTAGCAGCTGGCATTTCTACGATTCCCCCTAAAACTAATTTTGGGGGAGAAGTGTACCATATGTCTTCATAAAAATTACTTCCTTGTTTAATTGTCCCATCAGATTTTTCTATACCCCTTGTTTGTTGAATAGTTTTCCTAGTTCCTCTGTTAAAATCTATTCTTTGTATACCAAATCCATATCCCATAGCTGAAAATCTTTCAGCTACATCTCCAAAATTAATTCTATGATAACTCCACTTATTAGAATCTTCAGTACCGTTTGGTTTTTCTATATACATAAGCTCCATGTGTGGAGCTGCTGATTTAAAAATTGCCATTTATTTTTTCCAATAATTTTAATTTATTTTTAATCCGCCTCATAAGTTGCTGTTAATACTATTACATCATCTTGCGCCCATGTAATAGGAACTGTTGAAGAAAGAGCGGTATCTGTAAGATAAGTTGCGTTAGCTACATATACCCTTATTGACCCATCAGCTCTTAATCGGGCGTTATAAGAAACTCCGGAATCTTCATCATTAAATCTCACCATTCCTATAGAAGTTCCCACTTTATAATTACTACTTATTGAAACAGGTAATGTTAAAGTAACAGCTCCTGTAACTGAAGAGGTGCTTCCCAACTTTATTGCAGCATAGATAAATGTTGTTTTTCCTATTTGCTTATAATATCCATTATTTGTAGCATTTCCCTCAGTTATCCCATCCCATAATGGAGTAAAAGAAGTCCACGAATCATCTACCCCATCTAATGCTGACCACTCTGCTGAGCCAAGCGTGTTTGCCCCGATCTTAAAAGATCTTGATTCAACCTGAGTGCTTTCTACTTGATGTGCAAAAGTTGTACCTGATATTTCAAGATTTCCTAATTTATTTATAGAAAGAGCTTTTCCCCAAGGGGAAATTGTATCTCCAGGAGTAATTCCAGCTTTATACCAGCAAGATAGTTTATCTTGATATTTATACCATGTAAAATTACTTCCAATATCTGAACTTTTCCAGTCACTGCCATCCCAATAGGCATCAAATGCAAGTCCTATATTATCATGAGCATAATTTATATGCTGTAATATAGGATAATTATCTGTATCAACCATAATCTCAATAGTTGGGCTAGTAGAGGATTCAGCTGTACCATATACCTTAAAAGCTCCAAAAATTGGATTTGAATCCGTTCCTACTATTAATTTTCCTAAAGCTTTTGTATCCCCAGTCACAGTTAAAGTACCTGAAACAATTGAATTGTTGCTTGCAGCATCAATAATATTGTCGGCAAAAGCCGTCATAGTATTTCTTTGAAAATTACTATAATCAGTTCCTGAAGTAACTGCATTTATCCTATCTATTAAATTTTCCGCTAAAGTTGATCCATCCATTATAATGCTGCCTTTATTGTAGAAGAAGATTGTGTATGTATTCCTGTTACCGGACATGCACACATTTGGGTAACAACTCCGGATCCATTAGAATTCAAATTCACAGTCCCCCCATTAATATTAATTGTTCCCCCAGTTATCGTAACATTATTAGATCCAGCATTTATTGTAACATTTCCACTTGTATCAATTTCGACTTCTGTACCAGTATTATGTGAAATAGTTAAAGTAGATTCTCCAGCTGATGATTCATTGAATACTATAGAATCTTCACTACCATTATTAAGCTCATTATGTATTGTTATTTGAGACCTATTGCTTGTTGGAGCAGTCGTTACTCCCCATTCATCTGGAGTTCCAGGTTTTTCTAAATTTCTTATTCTTATATATGATCCAGTTTGGTGTTGAATCACATAATCATAAGGATAATATGTTATATTTTTTCCATCTCTAGAATCTATTGCCGCCGTAGGAAGTGATTCATCTTGTATTGGAGTTGGAAGCACTCCTAAACAAACAGGCCAAATATCAACCCCTTCAATATAAGCACAAACAACTATATCACCTTCTCTTGGGGGATTAAATTCTGTTCTACTAGTTCTTAAAACTGGGACTCCATTTATGAAAGATTTTCCAGCAATAGGTAAAACATCAACACTATGTGCTATATTATAATAACGTTCAACATCCGCATCATCTTGATTCCATACTTCTTTTTTATAATTAACTTTTTTTACTTGAGCCGTAAATAAGAATGGATTAGACATTTAATTTTCCCCTATTTCTCCCAGTGTTTTATCCCTAGATGAAGTAGAAATATCTATTTCAACTCTATGGTCTGATAATGTTCCAACCTTAGATCCCCTACAAACTTTTAACGTAGTCGTCCATCCCTCCCCCCAAGCAAAATTATGAGAAACTCCATAAATATAAAAAATTAAATCCTTATAATTATCTGATTCTTCATCTTGCCCTAAATGAACTCTAAGCATTGTTCCTAGCCTATATTGTGCACTCCCTCTCACTGTTATTGTTCCATTCCACCAAAAATTAGCATATTTTTCTAATAAAGTAAAAGCCGCATTTATAAAATCAGGTAAAGTATCACTATATTGATCAACTGCGGTTAAAACTCTAAGCCCATATCTTTTCCAAAAATCATTTATCCCTTGTTCAGTTAAAATATCTATACCTTCAATATTTTTAATTGTCCTATTTTGAAAATCATTAATTTGTGCTTGTTCCGTAGTAGTTGCGTTAAGACTATTCACTATAAAGTCTCTAACCTCTTTACATAAAGGTGCTTGCCCTGCCATGCTGCTTAAAGTCCCACTTCCATATAATAAATTAGTTACTGAGTGTACGGTAATTAAAGTTTTTAAGCTATCATCTGATCTTTCTAAATTCCAAGATATAATATCTTCTCCAGAAATATATGCCCAAGGCCTATCATTAGGCCTAGAAACATCAGTTCTTAAATCTGTTAATCTTACTTTATCTCCTTGAGTAACTTGTGCCCCGGATAAACTTTGAGTAATAACTGATCCTTGAGCTAAGCTTAATCCATCCCAAGCTAATCTTCCAACATTTTCCTTAACATAATTTTCCGGTTGCGTCCAAGCATCTATCATTTTTCTAAATACTAAATTTCCAGCTTCATCTACCCATAATTCATTCTGTTCAGGGGCAACTTGTTTTTGCAAAATAGACCAAATATTTCCTTCATTAAATGGAGCAACAGCTCTTAATCTATTAGAAGAACGATCTTCTAATCTTGACCAATACTTACTCGTTGATCTTTCAGCAATACTATAATAAATATATCTCGCAAATGTGTTTAAAATATCCCTAATTACCGAAACAACTTTCCCTTGCTTTAAACTTTGCTTTTCAAACATTACTAATTCTCCTGTTATTGTTTCTAAATATCGAGCTCCTTCCTTTACATCTTCTGCATTTACTTGAGTTGCATTATAATTATTCAAAAAAACTTCTAATCCAACAAAAAGAATTGATTCGATTACATCAGCAGCTTTTTGAAAAGCTACACATTTTGCTAAAGTTTGTTGTAAAGTTACCATTCTTGGATTAAGAATGTTAAACCATATTTGATGTACTTGTAAAAATTTAGCTACACATCTTCCATTTATTATTAACCTATTATTTGTTCCAGATTCAGATACTTGAAAATTATTTCTAATTTTATCTACAAATCCACATAAAACTAAATCAGGGTTTATAGCTTTATATTGAATTGGAAGGGGAGAATTTCTTTCATATATTATTTCTGCTTCTCCACTATTAATCATTCCAGAATAAAAAGATGGATTCTCTACGGCAATTATTTTATTTCCAATTTTTAAAATAGTTTGATTAAAATTGCCTAACCATTTTAAATTATCATTACTATGATCTTTTAAATTTTCCTTTATAGTTTTCATCCCATAAATTCCAATAGGGGCTGGAATGCTTGTTGAATCATCTTCAGTTCTTATAATAGAACCATCTTTTTTCCTCAATACATCATCTCTCATATATATTTCAACATAATCCATAGGATAAATTTTGCTAAACCAACTATCTTGTTTTAAATCTCCATGTTTATATAAATCCCCATATTTATAATCTAATTCTATGGACCATGTTCCAGATGCGGAATAAATACTTTTATCTGTTTTTATAGAAATAACATTAGATGGATTTATTTCATGCTGTATCGGAACCGTACCATCATTTTTATCTTCTTTTAATATATATGGGAATATTCTTATAAAATATTGCGGATATCTACTAGTCATTATTAGTTTTGTCCCCTAAGTCCAGCAGCAATACCAAGAGGAACATTCCAAATTTTAGTTAATTGAAGAGGTCCCGTCCAATCATTATTTGCTTTCTCTGTTAAAATATAGGATTCTGTTCCGTCTGAGATAAATTTATTATTTATAGTTATAACTGAGGTTGTTTCTTTCTGAGTTGTTGGTTTTGTCTCTTCCTTTACTTCTTTTCTTTTTTTCTCCAATTCATCTTGGTTTATTCTTCTATTCATTTCTGCATAATCCACCACTCCCTTTGCTCCATATACTGCTATTCCTGGAATCCCAAGCCCAACTGAAGTAAAACTTTTTGGTCCAATAGTTGTACCAAAAGAAATTCCTTTATATGGAGTTGCACCAAGTTTTCTTCCCTTATATACTGCCTCAATAGCCTCATTTTCAGAAAATCCTAGTGATGTTAAATCTTCAACTCCATACCCTGATTCAACTAATCTTGGACCTAAAATTGCTTTACCAACACCAGATTTCTCCATAAGCCAACTTAATTGTCCAACGGTAAGTGCATGTATTGATTTATCTATGGCGGTTAAAGCAGAAATAACGGGCCCCCCACTTTTTAAAGTTTCTGCCATTTGTCTAGTATTTTCTTCTATTTTAGCTCTTTGAACTGATTCGTGTTGTCCAGCAGTTTCTAATGTTTTTCTAAATTCTTCTTTTTGTTTCTCTGTAGTTTCTCCAGCATTAAATGCTTCTGGAAAAATCATTTTTGCCCACATATTTCCTGTTCCCTGAAAACCGGGGACTTGATTTAACACTTGTGCTAATTGCATAGGGCCTCTTATCCCTAAAGAAGATAAATTTTTTCTATTAGATAAAGCATTAAAAACCGTATTAAAACTTTGTCCTGTTGGAAATTGCATTTCAAATGGACTTAATCCAAGCCCATAGCTTAAAAACGCTAATGAAGCTGGGCTTTGAAAAGCCCCTGACATACCGGCAAGAGCTCCAGATGCCATTTGTGCTGCAACATTAGGTTGATATCCAACTCTATAAGCTTGCTTAAAAAATTCTAAAAATTCTGTACCCGCTAAATTTCTACGAGTTTCCCCACCAGCATAAGTTAATGTTTTGGCCATTATACCGGATGCGGTATAAAATTGAGGTAAAAATTGTCTTCCCCCAACATCTAAAGCCGCTTGTCCTATTTGTTTAAAAGTATCATCCAATGTACCCTTGGGAGCCCAATGCATTAAATCTCCAGCAGCCTGCGCTAAAGCATCAGCGCTAAACCCAAATTTTAATTGAGTTTGTAAAAATAATCTAGATGCTGTAGCTGCATCTCCAGTTCCTCCAGCCATTGCATATCTTAACCCTGTCGCCGCTGCTTCTTCTACTCCAACAAGTCCTGCTGCTGCTGCCTCTCCAAATCCTCCAAATCCAGCTGAAACACCTCTTCTTTGTAATCTAGCTGTTTGTGCGGCAGTTCTATATGTAGAAAAAGCACCTTCCCATTGTTGAGATATTTTACTTACTCCCATTCCTAACAAGGCCAATTCTGCTCCCCCAGCGGCGACTGCTGCCATCACCATTGGATTAGCGGCAAATTTTAAAACATTTCCCCACATTCCAGGACCTGCAGCTTTTGATCCTTCTAACAATCCTCTTCTTGCATCCCCAAACCCCATACCAATATTTAAAGCACCAGAAAGAGCTCCAAGCATATTTCCTTGACTTAATGATTGAACTAAAGTAGCAGCTCCAGTTCCCCCAAAAGCTAACATTTTAACTAATGAACCTAATCCTGTACTAAACTTATCTAATGATCCAAGCATTTTATTTAATCTATCATCTAATTCTTCTATTTTTTTTCTTGCTTTATCAGCTGTATTTTCTTGATCATCATATGCTTGATTAAGATTTAACATTTGTTTTTCTGTATCTCTTAATCTTTGATATTGTCCTGTAAAATATGCATAAATGTCTGTTTGTAAATTATCTGGCATTATTTATTTTTTTTCCCTTTGATCAATTATTTGTTTTTTAATTTGATCTTGAACTTCTTTAATTCGTTCTTTTTCTTGTTCCTCGTTTGTTTGTCTTTGCCTTAATCTTTCTTCTCTGCGTTTTTTATAATTTTCTATCCATTCTTTTTCAGGAGGTAAATTAGCAAAATCTTCTTTAGATAATTCTTCTAAAGCAATCAACAAGTGATAGTGATAGTATGTCATCTCTTGCGCAGTCCAAGGAAATCCCCAAAGTTTCCAACAATTATAAAAATATTGCATTCTATCCTTGTCTGCGCGTATTAGTTTTTTAAATCATCATATTTTATGGCTAATTCATTTTGAAATTTAATGTAGTCATCATAAAGAGGTAATAATAAAGTTGTATATAATGTAGGGTTTTTTATATTCTGCACAAATTCCCAAAATTTTATTTTGCGTATAGCATTCCCCTTTTCATCTTTTAACATTTGTATTTCTATTGGATTTAAATTTCGTCCCTCTTTATCTTCAACTTTAGCAATTTCATCACATAATACATTAAAAGTTGCTATTATGGTAGTGTATATTTTTAAATCTAAATCTGCATTAGTTGCCCCAATTCTTAAATTATTTGCTTCAACTTGAATCGCCAATTGCTCTAATGCCGTTGGAGCATGATAAGTAAACCTATATCCTTTAATTTCACTTGATGCTGTATCATTTTTTCCTATAATTAATTTTGACAACTTATTTTTCACTTCTTCATTTTTTTCTTCTTCACTCATATCTTACACCCCCCTTAAGCTAAATTATTCCTAACAATAATAGGCTCCGCAAAATCTCTTGCGAACACTGTTATATCTTCCATTAAAATAATATTCCCAATATCAAGGCTTAAAGATCTTCCTCTCAACTTACATCCAGAAAATTTCCACAATACTTCAGGATCAGGCAAAAAATCTTCTATTAAAGAGGTACCAGGCTTTATAGAAGCTACTTTTACTTTTATATCAAAAGGTATGTGAGAAAAGAAATTACTAAAATTATCAACTCCATTAATTACAGCCTGCATTATATTTTGTAAATTTTTAATATTTGGAAGAGCTTCCGCGTGAACATCTGAATACATTGCTAATCCTCCCAATATTTGAATAGCAACAGCGGCTATTTCTCTACCACTTGATAGATCTGCTTGAGATAACCAAGTACCAACCCCAAATGGATCATTAACGCTTGGTATATTTTGATCCAATGTTTCTAAATATGAATTAACTAAAGAAACTACTTTACTATCCCCAAATATTGTATCTGCTTCAACAATAGCTCTTTTTGCGTTAAGATTTATTGAAGTAACCCCTCTAACAAATCCCTGTACATTTCCTTGCCACAAATTTCTTACCTCATACACCCCATAGTCTATAGATGCATTTAAACTTTGCATCATCCCCACTTGCCTTCCGGCAACTTCTATTATGCAATTAGCCGCAGAAAACGCATTTTTAATTTCCATTAGGTAGTCCTTTTCCTGAAAAGAATATCAATATCTTGTAATATAGCAACATTTCCAACACTTGTGGTTAATTTACGTGAATTTATAATGCAACCTTCTAACTTTATAAACTCATCTTCATCAGAACTTAAAATTTGAACATCAAAAGTTAACGTATGACTATATCTATTAGTTTTTGCTCTATTTTGAAAAAGAGTTAATCTTTCGATTATTAATTCATTTATATCTGTAATCTTTCTAATACTTGCAACATCCCCAATTACTTGATCAACAAGATTTTCTATAGAGCTCTTATCAACATTTGGAATAAGAGTTTGATATATCCTATCTATTTCTAATAAAGCCCTTTGTGCTCTCATTCTTCCACTATATACTCCTGGTATAAACATGTTTGTATAAGAGCTACCTATTTCATTAACAGGTCTCATGCCATAATCTTCTTCAATAGTTATATTTTGTAATTCCCCCACTTGTTCATTGTCTAAAACTACAGTTGCTGTAGCAGCAGAAAAATAATTTCCAAGTGAAGCTACGGTTGCCATTAATTATCGCCTTCTTTAAGTGGTTTGAGAAATTTGTTTACGAACATCAGTGATAATTGTTGATTCATCTACAGGCTGTTTCATTCTTGCCCATAATGTAACATCTTGAGTGATTATAATTCCATTAGCATCCATTCTATGCCTTTTACTTTGCATTATGCAATCAACAAATCTAAAAACTGCATTATTATCTATATCTTTTATTATAACATCAAATTTAATCGATATTGGTTTAGCTTTACCAGGTTCTCTTGTAGAATACAAAAGAGCATTTTCAGGTTTTGTTAAAGCATCATATAATTGATTAACAGTTATTTCAGGATATCCATCCGCTCCAGTAGAAATATCAGAAATAGAATTTTCCCCAGTAACACTTAATATCGCATCTTTACTTAAAGTACCCTGCATTAAAGTTACCATTAAATCCCCAACTAACAAAGCCCTAGATGCTGATAAGGTATACTCAGTTGCTCCCGGCAAATGCGCAATATCAATTCCTGCGCCAATTGACTTAACCCTAGCAAAATTTGTAGATTCATCCCATGTTACACTTTGAAGTTCTCCAACCTCTTCTTCTCCAAACCAAATAGAAGCTGTAGATGCTGAAAATTGTGTATTTAAACTAACAGACATTAAATTTTCCCTCCTTTAAATAATCAGAGGGGAGGATTACTCCCCTCTAATAAAGTATTTATAATGTATTAGATAGTTTTGTTTCTATTAGTACATAATTAATTGGTTGCACTGGCGCTATTTTATATGTTACATAATAAACTGTAGCATCAGTACTATCTTGTGATACAACAACATCTTTAAATCCTACAATAATTTGCTGTTCCTTTAATTTTACTAACAACGAAGTAGTCGTTGAAGCTATTGAAGATTCAATTCCCTCAACACCTTTTTTACCAACATAAGTTGCTTCAAGATTATCTCTTATTGTCTTATTAACATAATCCGCTATTCTTCTTGTAGAAATTTCCTTAAATGGATGTTCTGTAGTAGAACTTATATTTTGAGCCGTTGTAATACCCCTTATAATTCTTCTTCCAGAAGTTACTTGCTCTATTCCACAAACTCCATATGTTATCAAATCATCTTTATTCGAACTTGTATATTTAGATTCAATTGCTGTACATGATAGTTTTCTATGCGTCAATGGTGTTGCAACATCAACCGCCGCTAAAGCTCCCGCAACTCTTGCCGCTGTTACATATGGTGCATAAGCAGTCCCTCCAGAAGTAGTTCCTGGAGCCACTAATACCATTCGATCACTATTTAAACTATAAGCTCTTTCTATTGTACTACCATCTGTATCCCAACTTCCTACGCTTTCAGATAAAGCTCCTCCAACAACCCCAATTCTCTCTTTTTTATCTGTCGCTGTAGTAGTGCAGTGTGTTGATACTAAACCATGTATAGTAGAGCTAGAGCTTGCAACATGAACAATATCAACATCTTCATTATCATATAGGGCTATTGCTGTTGTCCAATTAGCGGTTGTAGGACTATCTCCATCTCCTCCATCAGCTAAATTAGTATACCCCACATTATCAGGTTCATTTGATCCGTAACTACTTAAAACAGTTCCAGAACATAAACTAGAATTATTACTTACCCATCCACAAAGTGCATTACAATCAGCTAAGTTATCTTGCGTTTCAGTAGTTGTTACTCCAGTTGAACTATTATAATATTGTAAGGTTATTTTTTTACCACTCGTTGTTCCTGATTCAATTTTAAATTTAATATTATTTGTCCAATCTCCATAATCAATAGCTGTTAATCTCATTACTGGGGTAGAGCTAGAAGTTAATTCGTATCTAGCTTGCTGACAAGGCTGGGCGGCTGCTGTTCCAGAAGTTGCTCCAACTCGCGTTGCATAAATTGTTCTTGCTCCTTCAGCCCAAGCAGCTTCCATAGCTACTAAAAGATTACCTCCCCTAAAATCATTTCTTGCTTCTGCAGGACTTGTATATTTAGTAGCTGCATTTGGCGTACCTCCCTCAGCTGTACCTATAATAGCTAAAACTCCCGATGCTGCTAATCCAAGAGTTGCTAATCCAGTTGTATCTGTATAAGTAGCCGCTTGAGGTTGTATATATGTTGTTCCTCTCCAAGTTACACTCACGTTTTTTCCCTCCTTATTTTTTTAAATTATATTACTCTTTTATAGGTGTATTTAACATTTTATTAAATGCTTCTTCCCATTCTCCGCGCGTTCTTATATCTTTAATTGGATCCTTTACTTTTGCATAAACTCTAAATGCGTCGACCAAGATTTGACCATTCTTTTTCTCTTCAATAAATTCAGCAAAATTAATTTTAACAGACAAATTATCATTCATACTTTTTACCCTCCTTTAAGGTACTGTTGTATTCTCTTGTGCAGATTCTTGCCATGATGTATCAGTTAATGCAGTTAGAGTTGTTTGAGTAATATCTAATTGTGAAACCAAATCTGAAGTAGATGTAGATTGAATTAGAGATGTAATTAAATATATATTTTTTGCTCTATATATAACTCTAGGCAATTCCCCAATATCAATCTCCTCATCTCCCCCGCTAACTCTTAAAATTTTAACAAATCCTTGTTGATGTAGCCATTTTTTCTTTTCTAACATTATCTGTTTTACAATTAAATATAGTTGATCCCTATAATCAGAATTTTGGGTCCATACCGCAACTTCATAATAATCTGAATGTAATAAACCTTTATTTCTAAGAGCCGAAGTATAAGCATCATTTAGTGTAGACTCTATTAAATCACCCATAAACCTAATTTCTTCAGGAGCTGATACTCTAGCAATAGTAACAACTGCAACTCTATCTATTTGCTGAATTGTTATTGGATATACCTTAGAAACCCTTACACTAATTTTATCTGGATAAGCTGTTTCAAGAGCATCAAATTCATCTTTTAACATTTTCCAAAGAATATGTTTTGAATCAGCTGTATAAATATTAGAAGTTGTTACGGTCATTTTATTATGTTACCTCATTAAGAAATTTTTGAACTCTTTTGATAACTTCATATTCTCTTATCTCAACCGCTTGTTGAAAAAACAACCTTCCACAATATCCAGGATGATGCCAACGAGTATTCCCAACAGAATGAATAAATTCCCCTCTTCTACGTTTCATTGAGCTTCTATCTTCAGTTATGGTTAACACTTTTCCCTCTACGGGTATTCTTGCATATCTAAATCCCTTTTTACTAATTTTAGAAGATTTTCCCGATAAAAGACCTTCTCGCATAGAAAAAGCACTATATCCGTGTTCTAAGTATTTAGCATAAGGTGCTTCTTTATCATCCACATACACTTTAGCAGTATAATCATTAATCATAGTATACTTAACAGCATTTAGTAACCTATTCCCTTTTATTCTAATTCCTACCGCTGGAATTGTTTCTCGAATTTGATCTCTTAACTTCTTAGCTTCATCTTCAACTAAATAAGACATTTGTGCTTCTATTTCAGATTTTGTATTAAATCTTTTTGTTAAAGCATTATAATCTAAATTAATTAAAATATTTCTTGTCATGTTTATGAAATAGTCTCCGTGCCTGGAGAAGTTTTAAATCTTCTACAATGAAGTTTTTTAACAAAATATTCATTAGCCATTTGAATTGTCTCTGGCTTACTCATTACTCTCCATTCTTCTCCATTAATAACTAGCCTATCCCTTAAATATAAACTATCATCTCCACTAGAATTAACATCAATTTGATATTCATATGGATAAGTAAATTGCATATCCCCAGTTTCAAAATATCCTAATTTAGTTAATGGGGAATCATATCTTGGTATATGAAATAGCCCAGTTATATGAGTTCCACTCCCCCAAAATCCACCAGTTCCTGAACATTGTGGACAAGATTTATTAGGTCCCCCAGTGGATTCATCAATACATGGTCTCTCCCAGTTATAAGTGCAATAAACAGTTGCTCCATATGAAATACTGCTACCTGAAACTCTAACAACTTCTCCAGAATCAGGATATAAATTAAAATCTGTACCGGACACATACATTCTCGCTTGACTAGTTCCAGATGCCAATACAAAAGTATTTCTTTGAACAGAGGTATCATCCAATCCCCAATCAACAGTTCTTCCTATTACATTAGTTTCCCCATATAAAGTAAATCTATTAACTGTAGTTCCACTAGTATTTAATATTGGAAAGGTTCTTTCTTCATCCGTAACAACATATGTGGAAGTATTACAAGGTAAACGATTATAGAAGATAGCATCAACTCCACCTCTTTCTATTTGTCGTTTTATAGCCTCATATCTAAAAGACCCCATATTTTTATAATCCTTGTGATTTAGTTTGATTAACTATATTATCAATATCTTTATCCGAAATAAAAGCTCCCTGCAATCTTTTAACTTCTTTTTTACCTTGATTAGTTATTCCACTAAAAATAGAATCCCCTGCTCGCGATAATTTATCAACCCCAAGTTTTCTTAATGCAGCATTAGATGCAATAGCATCTGGAGGCATACTCATCATTAATCTAGTTGGAACATTATTTAAAAGATTATTAGATAAAATATCTGCAGATCCAAATTGAGTGGCTAATACAAAATGAATTCCGGCTGCTCTTCCCATTTGCCCTATTTCTTTAACCATATTCATAAAATCTTTACCTGCAAGTTGTTTTAATTCAGCAAATTCATCTATTACAACAAATTTTTGTGGTAATTTCTTAATACCTTCTAATTTATTATAATCTTCTATTTTTTTAACTCCAGCATCTGAAATTTTCTTATATCTATCATTCATTTCATCAACTACTGCCTTCATTGCTCCAACTCCCCCTTCAGGAGAAATTACAACATCTCCAGATAAGTGTGGAACATTTTTATATTTATTAAATTCAGCGCCTTTTTTTGGATCAATTAAAACTAATTGTGCCTCATTGGGCTTATATTTAGATAGTATATTATTTATAATATTATTTACAGCAACACTTTTACCAGAACCAGTAGACCCCGTAATTAGCATGTGTGGAGCTGCTGTTAAATCTGTAACTACAGTGTTGCCTATAGAATCTTTTCCTAAAGCAGCTTTTACTTCCCCCTTAGCTTCATCAAATGTCTTATCAGATATTATATCTTTAAACGAAATCATATCAGGATTATCTCTTGGAATTTCAATTATTGCTGTATTATCTTTCGTAGGATGAGCCCTTGATTTAGCCTTTTTCCCAGTTATAAATTCAATATCCCTTTCAAAAGCAGGTCCCAATACTCTTCCTATTCTATCCCCTTTAGCTACAGGAATCTCAAATCTTATTACAGCGGGTCCTTTTATTATATTATTAACTTTAGATTTTAATTTTGCATCTTTCAATAAATCATTTATTTGTTTAGCAGAATCTTCTAAAGTTTTATTATAACTATCTTTAGCCACTTCTTTTTTAGAAAGTGAAGATAATTTATTAGGCTTAGGTAATTCATATTCTTTTATTTTTTCTTCTGGAAATGTTTTTTCTCCAAATTGTTTTTCAGCTCGCTCTATTTCTTTTTCTTTTTGTTCTCGCTCTTTATATTGTTTATATTTTTTCTTATGAGCAGAGCGTCTCATTTCTTCTTTTTCTAACTGCATTTTAGTTTTTTCACTTATTAAATTTTCTTTACCAAAAGCTTCTTCCATATCTTTACGTAAATCATATACATCTTTTAAAAAAGAATCTCTATCAGGATGATTCTTTAATTTAGTATTAGCTATTTTTTCTATTTCATCAAGCCTTGAATATATTTTTCTCATATCATCCATATCTCCACCAGCAATAGGCTGACGCTTTATTTGCTCGGGAGCTTTTTCCTCTGGAAATTGTTCTTTAGCCTCTTTAATAGAAATTTCTTTAGGGGCCTTTATTGGTTTTTCTTTAGGAACTTTAGTTGGCTTTTCCTTAGGGAACTTTTTAGTCTTATCCTTAGTCTCAGAAGAAGACCGGCTATACATTTTTCCTTCTGGAGTTTTATACCAATATCTCCATCCCTTTGGCGTTTTTTCTCGTTTTATATATTTATGTCCAGTTCTCTCTTTTCCCTCTTGAGACATCCCTGATTTAAATCCCTCTACGGCGCCCTTAATACCAGCTCCTAATTTTTTTAACGAAGGTAACTTAATGGCTTTTTCAGTTGGCGCTTTAAATATTCTATTTTTAGGTAATTTATTATATTGCACGCGGAGTAAGCCTCCTGTGTTTCATTATTATTGCATCAACTTGTTTTTGCCATTGTTCTAAAAGTCCCTCAAATGGCATTTTACCATAACTTTCAGAATATCCATCGATAGAGCGGCTTGTAACCCCCGCACTTATATATCCCCCTTTTTGTTGCAACAAATAAGTACCCGTCATTAATGTGCATGCATATTGAATATCATCTGGAGGGGTTTCGTATCCCCAAGAATACTTTATTTCTATATTTCTTCTTCCAGATATAAAAACATTTCCAAACATTGCCGAAAAAGGTTTATCAGATAAAAATACTGGATAAATTGGGGGTAAAAATATTTCCCCCCATTCTGGGTGTATAATTAATTCAGTATCTAAAAAAGTTCTCATAGCCTGCATTAATTGATTATACATAATTACGTAGCTTAAACTTAATATAGGATAATTATATGTATTTATACTATCCCTTCCATTACCATCATGCCATTCTATATCATCTGTATGCTCTGAAAAATCTCTAAACGTAGCATTATCTATATAATTTTTTGCTAACGCGATTGCATTATCTATATAAGTATCTGTAAGAATAGAATCACTTGATCCTAAAATAGGATTTAATAAATTAGTAACTTGTGTTGTTGTACAATAAACATAAGAATCAGACATATTTTTTCTCCATTAATTATTATTAGAAAAAGGAATATTATTTTTCTTAACGTTTTCAACAACTTCTTTAAGAGTTTTTTTCTTGCTATTTCTTTTTTTAACATTCTTTTTAATATTTTTAGAAATTGGATTAATCACTTTTCTTTCAATAATTTCCTTTTTTTCTTCTATAAAAACTTTATCTTCTTCTTTCTTGCTTTCAATAATTTTACCTTCAACAATTTTATCCTCATAATATTCACCTTTATTAAATTCAACTAATTTATCAGCTAATTCATCCTCAAATTCTTGTGGATTATTGCTAGGAATTAGTTGAATATAATTAGAATTATACCTAAAAGTTGCTTTTACTTTTACAATTACTTTTTTCATATTACTCTCCTTTTTATAGAGAGGAGTTGAGGTCATCAACTCCCCTCTTAATTATTCGTTATGTAAATAACTAATTATTATTATGCTCCGATATTCGAAACTTTAACAATTGCATCAGTATATTGAGCTTTAAATGCTAATCTTTCACTTGCTACCATCAATAGCTGATCTGTCTGTATTAACAATTCATCAGAAGACTTTATTGTAAATATTCTACGGTCGCCTATAATTCCAGCATTCCTGTTAAGAATTAAAGCATTAGAATAAGTACCACTAACTGCACTTGCTTCGTCTGTGGTATAAGTTTCTAGCAACAATAAAGTTGCTATAACTGGAACACCCCAAACTTTACCGATTTCTCCTGGCAATGCTGTTCCTGTTAACAATTATGTTACAAATATATCGATTCCATATATTTTCTCATATTTTTCATATGAGTTCAGACTATATCATCATAGATTTTCTATGTAAATTTTTTCGAGTTCTCTTGAACTCTACTCCCCTAAGGGATAGTCGTTGAGCCTGCGATTACTCGCTCGGTTGCTGATTGTGCAATTTCAATAATTTTTAAACATTCGCACTTATTACTTGGATTTAATTTTAGGATTTCTTCACATTCTTTTACCGGAATAATAAAGCTCTTAAAAACATTAGTTTCATCTTCTAATTGTTTTTTATATTCTAATTCCTTTGAAATGTTATTCAAATTTCCTTTAGGATTCAATATTATATTTAAATCATATATCCAAAAATCTGGAATATGGTTTTTACCCAAAGATTTAATAAATATTTTTTCTTTTTCAAAATCCCATCTAAAATGTGTTTTATCTAACCATTGCATTATTTTCAATTCTAATCCACTTCTATACCAAAATTTTCTATTATCTTTAGTAATAAACCAACCTGTTTTATACTTCTTGATTTTGTACTTATTTTTTTCATTCATATCATCTACGTGTTTCATAAACTTTGAATCTAGTTGATTTATTGTATTACGAAAATTTGTTCTCCACTTATCAACTTGTTCCCGAGTTCTATTTAACATACCTTCAGAAGTTCGTTTACTTATATATTCTTTCATTCCTATACGATTTATAATTTCCTTACTCATTCTACTTCTCTGTTCACGATAATTTTTAGTTCTTTTACTTTCAGTCGCTTTTGATTGATTTTTCCATCCAAATCCTTTGCTAACTCCATCTTTCCAACCTTTGCAAAAACAAAGATAATTAGGAAATTTACTAACAAACTCTTTTTTAGTTAATTCATGAACTTTCTGAATATGCCCGCCATCTAACCTTCGTAATTTTTGATTACATATAGGACATATTATATAATCTATTCCTAACACATTTTTTATTTTTTCCATTTTATTCCTCCTGGAATAAATAGGGGCTTGGTGCAGGAGCACCATCGATTAGTTTATAACTCTAATCTTAAAGCCCCAAGTATTTTCAAGTAATTATGCTGTAGTTTATTGAACTCTAAGCAGTTTCCAGCATTTTAATTTATTTTGCTTGGGCTTAATTTTTAAATTTACCCAATTGATTCAATGCGAGATTAAGACCTAACAATTGACGAAGCTTATCTTCTTCTCTTAACGCAACAATCAATAATAGTTCTGCCTTATCTCTTCCATATTTTCCCAAGTTTTTAATACTTGTTGAAACATCTCCTAATGTCAATGCTGATCCACTCAAATCTACTGAAGTTCCTGCCGCTACTCCTCTTAATCCATCAAACGCTAATCTTTGATCGTACTGATACCAATTATCCTCTGTAGCGCTTGATTCCTGCGTTGCCGTTGCTGCATGATCTGTGTCACCATTAATGACAATTTTGTTACTCTCTAATATTTAGAGGGCTATCATGTTTCCAGATAGCTCTTCGATTTTATTTATATTCGAAGTTCGGACTATATCATATTCCATTTCTGGATTTTTACGTGTAGTCTCTAGCGGGAGTTTCCCACCTTTACTGATATAATAATTTATATACCAATCAAAGGTAATCTCTTCCGTCGGAATTATCTTTGGTTCAACTTTTAAATGACATTTAACACATGTAGATACTAAATACTTTTTATCATGTTTTTTAATTACTCTATAAGGTATTACGTGATGAACTCGACTCGCTTTTTTACCGCAAACTTTACAAATATGATTATCTCTTTTTAAAACATTTTTCTGTATTACCAACCATTCTAATCCATAATTCAAATCTAACTTTTCTATATTACCTAATAATCTTTTCTTAGCTTTTTGTTTTAAAATAATTGCTTGATCTATACCATAAATTTCTTCCCAAGTTTTTCCTTTTCTACTTATACTAACCAATAAACCTTGTTTAGCTACTCTTTTATCACTTTCTTTTGTAAGACCTTTGTTCCACGATTTATAAGAATTATTCTTTAATCTTGTTTCTCGTATTTTCTTTCCTGATTTAGCTAATCTTTCATCTGTTTTAGTAGTTAATCCTTCGTTCCAACTCTTTCTACCTTTCAAACTTTTACTAGAGTTTTCTACATATTTTTTTACCCGCTCATCCGTCTCTTTTGTTAATCCTTTATTCCAAGCAGGATATCCTTTTGCCATTTAAAGTTTCACCTCCTAAAGATTTTTTCCGATATAGTAAAATTTGCTAATTAGAATTACTTCTAATTGGCGCTCATTAATTCGAACGCATTTTCTTCCGCATATGCGAAAGCTTTAGCCAATTCATCTCTCATTACGGGAACGATTGGCAATACTGCCATTTTGTTACTTTAAAACCTTTGGGGTAAAGGCGAATAAGAATTTCTTCTTATTTCTCTATGTCACCATAGAGTTCAGACTATATCATCACACAATTTTGTGTGTTGCACGTAGCATCCATAGTCTCCTACGGACACATAGTCGTTACAAGATATTTGGACTTTATAATATCCATATACCTCACGGTATTGACTTTTAAAATCTCAGTGTTACATAATTTAGAATGACAAGAAAAACATAGTGTTATTAAATTTCTCTCGTTGTTAGCGCAATTGATCTCTACTCCCCGTTTGTTTATAGGAAAATCAAGATAATTTTTTATGTGATGACACAATACTTTTTTATCTTTACTTTTACATTCTTGGCAAATCCAATTATCTCTTTTATAAATCGATTTTCTTATTTGCTTCCAATTTTGACCATAATTATCAATACTATCTATACTCCGACCATCTTTATAAAAATTACTTTTTTCTCCGGTAAACGTTTGATATAACTTTCTTCTTTTTTGCGCTTCTTCAATGCCCATCAAATTTTCCCAATCCCTACCCTTTAATCTTTTGCTAATTTCTTTCCCGTAATTTTCTAATTCTTTTTGACTTTTATTTTTCCACGTTTTACTAATAGACTTAGAATTCATTCTAACTCTTTCATCCATTTCTTTAGTAAGCTCTTTATTCCAATCAGTTTTTCCAAAACCATTTTTATATTTCTTCAATTTTGTTAGTTTTGCTTTTTCTTGATTATGATTAACTTTTTTATAGTGTTTTGACAATTTTTTACTTACTTCTTCAGAAACTACTTTTGCTATTGGATAATCTTTTCTAAAGTCTTTAACACGTTTATATCCATGCTTTAATAAATGCTTACCTGTTAAATTATAATAATATTTTAAACATATCGGGCATTGAATCTTCATTATGTATTCACCTCCTTATTTAAAGTGTTTCACCGTTTTAATGCAATTTATAGAGGACAACAGTATTTATCCTCTTCTAATTCGGCACTTAACGTAATTGCTGACATAAGCTTTACCGCGGTGAGTTCGATTTGCCCTGTAGCCACTGATGGCTCAGGAGCAGAACTTGACTCTGAAACATAATAAACGTTTGCCCCAGTAGTTATCTTAGGAAACCTATAGGTCTGTGTAGGCTGATCAAAGCTAAGCAAAAACTGTCTAAGATATGATTTTTGACGAATAAACGGTATAATCTGATCTGCTAACTGAGGAACTAAAACGTCTCCCCCACTTCCACTTGTAGTACTCAGAGCTTTTTCAAATGATGTCATCCTATAGTTTCACCTCCTATTTTTTATAAACTAAGAGGTTTCTTTATTTTTTCGCGATATTTCCTCTCTGAAAAAATCGCACTCTAAAATATAATTTCTAGAAATCGCGACATAATGTCGCACAATTTATTATCTAGATTTTTCTTTTCCTAGAAAAACTCTAGCTAAATATCTATTTACATCTGTAGTTTCTGTTTGTGATTTTTCAACTTTAGACTCATTAGGAACTATTGCTTTTCTTCCAGCGCTTCTTTCTTCAAGAGCTTTTTCTATAGTTTCCCCAACAATTTTCTTTATATCATTAGCATCAATAGATTTCTCCATTGATTTTGTCTTATATGTCTTAAACTTACTTTCATCTGAAGCACCCTTAAATTGCTGAAACTTATTATCCCAATCATGTAGAGAACTAGCATCCTCATTATCTAATGTTTTAAACTTATCATTTTCTTTTACAGAATATTTATAATGACTTATCTTATTCCCATCTGACTTAGGAGGATTTTCTACATCAATATTTTTCTCTAATGTTGATGCCCTTTTTGCCTTTGATGTCCATTTTGTCTTTGCTCCTTCTGGTGAATCAGCAACTGCCACTGTATCTCCTACTGTAGGCTTTTTAGCTTTAGGATTTTTACCCCATTTTGTATCAGTTCCCTTAGGAGAACCAGCTACGGCTACGGAATCTCCCTTACCTTGTGCTTTATTAATTGTATTTAATTCCCCACCACATGTAGGACAAAAACTCATCTCATAATCTGCTTTTGCAAATTGAGATCCACATCCCCCGCATGACAAAATATCTTCTGCTTTTATAAAATCTTCCGGCTCTTCCTCTATTTCTTCTTCTATCTCCTCTATTTCTTCCTCTCCGCCATCTTCATATTCATATTCTGCTGGCTCTCTTATATCATCAGTAGGCGGTGTCTTTTGATCTATTGCAGTATTGTAATCTTCTTCTGCTTCAGCGTTAAAATCATATCCACACCTAGGACAAAAATTAACATCATAATCTGCTTTTTCAAATTGTGCACCACAATCTGAACACTTAATTAAATTCACGTCTTTTTCACCTCCTTCATTTTTAATATCATTTATATCTTCTTTAATTTCTTCATTTTCTGATTTATTTGTTTTTAACTCTAAAAGTTCTATTATTTTATCTAATTTTTCATTTATAGAATTATCAACTTTTTTATCAGATAAAGAAGAAATATCTTCAAAATTTTCTACTTCTTCATGTTTAAAATCCTCTGTCTCTTCTTTTATTTCTACTTTTTCCTCATTTTCTTTAGGAATATTTTCTTCTTCCTTATCTTCTTCTTCCCCCTTTTTCTCTTGATTTTCATTAATTCCTAGTAAATTACCAAGTTCACTCATTGCATCTTTTATTCTTTGTATTTGCTCTTCATTAAGATCATCCGCGGATTCTACAGCTTTTTCAAACTTTTTAATTTTATCTTCAGTATTAATAGCTTTTTCCAACTCTTTATCTAATATTTTCAAAGATTTTTTCACCTCTTTAACCTTAGAATT